TTTTCTTTGCCATATTTGATGTAATCATCCACATTCCACTGGAATTCCTTCAATTCTTGCGCATTAAGCAGTTTTTTTGCTTCCTGCATGGAAATACCGTTGTTATCTGCCAGGCGTTGATACCATGCATTGATCTTTCCGTTGATTGCAGTAATGGACCGGTCAAATTGTTCCTGGATCTCCTGCACTTTCTGAACGGAGGTATCATGCTGTGCATCTTCCATCTGTTTAAAACGCTCCTGCCAGTATTCACTTGTCTGTTCAGCCATGCAATCACCTCATTTCACAAAATCCCAAGTTTCTCGTATACGTCTGCGATTTTCGGAAACTGATTTGCAATCCAATCAACCATTGTTTCCTCGTGTCCCATACGCGGAACGTGCTCAAAGTTATCTTTCAAGCCGCTTTCATTCAAAAACGCATGAATAATTTCATGGCGCAGACTACTCTTGAAATAAACATCCTTTTCCTCTTCGTTATCAAAGTGAAAATGTTCTTCATCATCCAAATCTGCAATAACAATCAGTGGAAGGTCACAACAACAATAACCAACCCATGAATTTTTGCTTAATTCGCTATCCTCTGACCACTTGTGTATCTCTATCCGGTACTCCGTTCCCAGAATCATCACTGTCCGTCCCACTGCCTGTCTCCCTTCCCTTTGCACTAAAAGCGCCAACGTAAGCATCTGCTTTCTCCTGTGCTTCTTTCTCTTCTTTTTCCAACTGCTTGATTTCTGCATCTGCATCTTCCACAAGCGGATGTGCTTTCAGAATCGTCTTTTTGCTCACAATCCCTACGGAATCCTTACAGATCTGTGCCTGCTCCGTATCATTCTTGATACAGGTACGGGTCCATGTCTGTATGATCGTACCGCACTGAATTCCAAGAGATTTGCAGATTGCCCGGACAAGACGTGCAAAACCAAGCTTAAACTCTGTTTCCATCAACCCGGTTTTCATCTCTAATAGCGAATACATGAACTTCAAGGCTTCGCCCGACTGGTTCCCGAAGTTCTCTGGCTGTGGATCAAATCCCTGCCCCTGTTCAAAGATTGCCTTTCTAGTGGCTTCTAACACACTGTTTCTGGCTTCGATTGGGATCTCGATGTTAAGTGTTGACACTGATCCATCTTCGTCACTTTCAATTT